ATGTCTTCTTCGCAATGTCCAACCACTGAGGATACTGCCATGACTACCGACAAAGACCCGAAAGAAGCTCAAAAAGCCAACGACGAGGCTCAGGCCAAACTCAACGGCGGTGAGAGCAACGATCCCAACACTACCAGTGCTGGCGACGTGAAGGGCAACAACCAGAACGTTGCTCCGAAAGACGGCGAAGTCAAAGTCCATGTTGACGTCACCAAGGAAGCTGACAAGGACCCATCGCGCGAATACCCATACGCCAGCCACACCGTTGGCACCGAGGGTGTGAACGCGACCGGTGCAGGCAGCAGCGCATCCAAAGTGGCATCGACCGGCAACGCTGGTAACCAGCCGATCATCAAGCCTGATCCAAACGCTTCTGCGGAAGACAAGGTCGAGAAAGAAGACATTCGCGACCTGCAACCTTCCAAGCAGAAAGCCGCGGCCAAGGCCGAAGAGAAGAAGCTGCCGAAGGACTACGCTGTCGAAATCAACGGCCAGCGTGAAGAAGACCTGGACATTCAGGAAGCCTCGGCCAAAGCCTTCGAAGCTCTGTCGTACGGCGGTGCTACCAGCTCGGCGGTGTATCGCAAAGACAACCGTCTGGCCACCTTCGCGACCGAAGACCATCACGGCCAAAAGCGCCTGGCGGTAAAGCCTGATGATGGCAAGATCAGCGACGACGAAGCTGACGTGCTGAACAGCTACCATCAACGCATCGTCACCGGCAATCCGAAGTAACACTCGGGCTGCATAGGAGGTTGCTATGTCTCTTGTAGGCCTTTTGGTGTTGGTGCTGGTCGGTGTGCTGATTTACTATCTGCTCACCCTGCTTCCTCTGCCTCCGCGGATCAAGCAAGTCGTCATCGTCATCTTCATCATCATTGCCATCATCTACCTCCTGAGCGCGCTGGGAGTGGTGAGTGGCTTACGCTTGTAAGCAAACGCAACATCCTCTGAGGCGGCCTTCGGGTCGCCTTTTTGGTATCTGTAAAAGGACTGAGTGCATGAAGCTGAACATTCTGTGGGACGACAGCGCAACGCGCACTCGCCTGCTGGAGGAACTCTGGAAAGAGAACGTCCCTGGTCTAGACCTGTTTATCACCCATGCTGCGGCGAGTAGCGAGCGCACCTATCCTGAGTTCGACATTCAGGTATACGCTACCCTGCCAAGATTCCCCGAAGTTGTCTGCTCCCAAATACGCAGGCACGATGTTCTCCACGTTGCAGCATCCACGCATGACGTGGACGCGCAAGGCTATCTGGACTTCTGTGACTACGTCCTGCGACAACATCCGGACGTCCTGATATTCGACCCATTCAACAAGGACCGCACGTATGACGAACTTGTTTCCTTCCTCCGAGAGAGCAGCGGAGGTGTTCTCGAAACTGACCACGCTGGCTGACGATATGGGTACAGTGATTGGTGAGTTCGACCAGTCAGCAACTACGTTCAAGCGCAAGGCTCCGCACGACAACGTGCGCATCCAAGTGACAGATACCGTGCTGGTGTTCTTCGCACGTGGACCGTACAAGGAACCACTGCGCGAGTTCTTCGAGAACCCTGTACATAGCAATGATCCAGTCAGACTGCGCAGTGCCATACGCGCAATGGCAATACGGGAGCCCTAGTGGTTCCCGTTTTCATTTCCCTTGGTAATTTTTCCAGCATTGACTGGGAGGTTACCGTATGCAAGGTCTGTTTGGAAACAACGCACCGATGAAGAAACGCAGACAGAAGCGTTCCGAGAAGTACAAGCAGTACCACTATGAGTTCCACGGTCGGCAACTGCTGGTTCAAGGCTACGAGCGACAAGCGCTGGAGTACCTTGTCGAGAAAGGCGGATTCGACCCGGCCGACATTCGTACCGAGTGCGAAATGGGTAACGCCCTGAACATTCGCTACAAGTACGGCAAGCGCTGGCGTACCTACATGCCTGATATCTTCATTCGCAACCACAACATCATCGTGGAAGTGAAGTCGAAGGCAACGATGGGCCTGATCAACAACAAGAAGCGCGGCTGGAGCATGAACAAGGCTAAGGCCAAGGCATGCCAAGAGCGCGGCTTCAAGTTCTGCGTGCTGCTCATGACGGGCTCTGGTAAGCGCATCCCGTTACCGAAGCGCTGGATGTTCATGCAGAAGGATGAGTGCCTGCGCATCATGCGTGAGGAACTCGGAGTGGTGATCTAAACTGTAAACTCCAGACAAACCACTGGAGAATGCTATGGCACATTCAGCACAAAACGACCGTAAAACGTTCGCCCTCATCCTTCTGGCTGTTGCGGGCGTGGTAGTATTCATCATGTTGATGATC